CGGGTCAATTATAGCCTAAAGGCGGGACGGGTCAAGGGGTGGGTTAGAAAAGCGTCAGCTGAGACTTGGCGTTTTTCAGGTTTTGCACGGCTTGATCAAAGTATGAGCCTTTCAGTTCCGACCCGACAAAGCGGCGATTCAATTCCAGCGCGGAAACCCCCTCGCTGCCAATCCCGGTAAACGGCGACCAGACAAGCTCCCCCTCGTTTGTCCACAACTCGATTGCCCGCTCGATCACATCAAGTTGGAGCGGGCAGATATGGCGCTCGTCGGCGTTGTCTCTCGCGCCGTCTTTGTTAAGAACGCGCCCTTGATCGACGGTCATCCAAACGGGGCTAGCGACTTCCTGCCACCAATCCACCGGATACTTCGATGGGTCTTTGGTGACCGGGACAAGGTTTTCCCCCGGCGCTTTGAACACAAGCAGATAGTCCGCGCATCCAACCCGTGAATTAGTGGAGTCTGATTTCAGTGTCTTGTAAAGCAACCCGTGCGCCTTGGTGCGTTGCATCTCGGTGACGGGCGACTTCCAAATGCAAATGCGGGAATGAAACGCGAAGTCGTGCTTCCAAAACATGCGAATAATCTCGCCGCTGAAATCTTGAAACTCGATCTTGCCATGCTTCGATTTAGTCGAGAGTAGGTCAACGCAATGAACAGCCACCTCGCGCCCCGGCTTGATTACGCGGGCAATCTCCTCAATCAGAATCTCAAAGTGTTTTGAGAACTCATCGAGATTGGCGCAATTCCCCATGTCTTGCAAGTCGTCTGAGTAGGTGAATAGGTCCGCGAACGGTGGAGAAAAGATGGAGAAGTCAACGGATTGATCTTCTAGCTGCTTTGCCACGCGGACGCAATCGCCGTGATGGATTTCCCAACCGTCTCCGGTGGCGGTGTTGATGTCGGTTTTCATTGTCAATGGTTTGGTGGTTTCGTTTTTGAATGCAAGCGCGGCGATCTTCATCCGCTCTTGCATCTTAGAGTGTTGATCCATCTTGCGCTTAACGGTTGCGAGGATCGCGCCTTCCGTGCGGGCTTGGATGATATAGGCGTTGACTTCCTTTGTCTGGCCGAATCGGTAGGAACGGCGCAAAGCCTGATAGAAGTCCTCAAATGAGTAGGAAAGGCCGACAAATGCAATGTTTCGACAAACTTGCATATTCATGCCGAATCCGCAAATGGATGGCTTTGATATAAGAACGCGTGTATCACCATTGATAAACCCCATGATGCGCGACTCCTTGTGTTCGGCCTTGTCGCTACCCCTAACCTCCACGGCATCGGGAATCCGCTTGGAAAGCTCGTCGGCTTCGATGTTGGTATTGCACCAGACAATCCACTTCTCATCGGATGCGTTCACCATGTCCGCAACGGCGATTGCGCGATGCTCTGCGGTTTCGCGTAACTCCTTATGCATGGTGGTGGCGGAAAGCGTTGCATGCTTGAAAAGCTCGTCACTTCCAGCGGGCGCAACCTCATCGACTTCGACTGTGATTGTGTGGAGATTGAGCGGCGGCATATCGTATCCGTCATCATCAAATCCAATATCGGAAGGCTTGCCAACGCATGCTGCCCATGAAGCGACCCACGCCCAGAACTCGGACTCAGCGTGTTTTTTCAAACGCCAATCGCCAGTGTTGAATGTGTCGTTAATGAAGAATGTGGAAAGCATCTGCGCGGGCGTGCAAATCCCTAGGAAGTCCGCATGCTGGCCGAACTCGGAATAATCGTTAGGCGATGGCGTGGCTGTGCAGCATAACTTGTAAGTCGTGTCAGCAAAGCGATCAGTCAACCGCTTCCTTGTTTTGCCGTTGAAGTTTTTCAGGATGCTTGACTCATCCAAAACCACCGACCCGAAATCCACGCCGTCAAACAAATCCAGTTTGTCATAGTTCGTGATATTGATACCCGGTCCTACCTCATCGGCTGATTTAACGATTCGAGCTTCAATCCCAAACTTGCCAGCTTCCGCCAACGTTTGAGGCGCGACTGAAAGCGGGGTCAAAATCAAAGATGGCTTTGCGCTATGGTCGGAAGTTTGCCGTGCCCATTCAAGCTGCTGCAATGTCTTGCCAAGCCCGCAATCCTCAAACAATGCGGCGCATCCTTTGCGGATAGCCCATTTAGTGACGTGCTGCTGGAACGGGAAAAGCGGCGCTTTAATTTCGGATGGCTCAAATCCCGTGCAATTTGCACGCCTTACTTTTGAGGTAATGAATTGATCGTAGTCTAGTTTTTGTGTCGTGTTCATTGGTCTGATTCTGTTATTTCCGCAACTCCCCCGCGATGGCCTTTGCGAGCTTGGCAATTTCGACAGGCAAGTCTTCGTTGTTGTAGCTCCACTCCGCGATGATGGCGGGCGCGATGGCGATGGCGATGCGCTCGGCTAGGTCGTCGTGCGTGGTTTCCGGCGGCGTGTTGTCGGCGATCATGGCTTCACCTCCGTCTTTTCGCGCACAAACTCGCCGTTGACCATCTTTCCTTGGCGGTCCTTGATTTCATCCCAAGCGCATTCTAGGCACTCTTCCAGCGTCCAACCGAAACGGGAGGCGATTAGTTTGAGTCGGGCTAGGATTTGTTTTGAGTTGCTCACAAATCCGGAGAGAGGATAATCATCGGAAAGCCTAGCTATATTTAGAACTGAATCGGCTATCTCATCCATCAACTCAAGGTTTGACTTGTCGGTGGTCAACTCCATATCCGGCTGGGGAATCATTTGTTGCATCTGCCCGCCGATGATCAGGGTAACCACAACGTCACCGATGCCGTCTTTGATTTCGTTAAGCTCCGCGCTGCTAACTTGTCCGGTCATGCGTTGCGCTGCGTCGGCAAACACAAGCGCATCCCGCGTTTCGTTAACCTCCTCCAGCGTTTTCTTAAGCTGCGCGAACGGCGTGCCCTTGGCGTTGTCACCGATGATGTTTCGAGCCGTTGCCCATGTCAGGACGGCGGTTGTCAGGTCGTTGTATGTTGGTTTCATTGGTCTGTTTTCTATTGGTTGGAAAGTAATCCCCTGCCTCCCGCGTTTGAATTATCCGTGATCCAATCCCGGTCAGAAAAGAAACACGGTGCGGGAGGCGTGGCCGTCAGCACTCGCTGGGACCGGGGAGAGTGTATCGCGCCACGTTCTTTCCCGATGGCGTGCGGATGATTTCGGATCGGATGTCGTATCCGGCGCGGCGAAGGTCTAGGACTCGCGCACCGAGGCGTAGGCAGTTAAAGAGGCTCAGGGCTTGCATTGCCGTGAGTGACTCCCCAGCTTGCAGGTGAGCAAGGATGGCTTCGGATTGGCTCATAGATCACCCTTTCTAGCGGCTAGCATTGAGTCTGCCGCCCTCCATGCGGCTTCTGGGAAATCATAACGGCGCCTTCCTTTGTGGATTTCTTCGCCAGTTTCATCGTCATAAGGATCTTCATGCGTTGTCATCCATGACCCATCAATCTCGTCAGTTTCCGTGAAATGCCCGCTGGCAAAAAACCCCTGCATCGCCATCCCCGCAAACCAGTCACGGAGGGACATTCCGGTGGATTCTTGATGCACTATGTTGCCGGAAAAATTCCCGGCGCTGTCGTATTGTGACGCGATTATCTCGCCATGCGGGAATGCGCTGCCCCCGTCGTCGGTTGGCTTTGTTTTTATTGGCTCAGTCATTGTCGTATTTGGTTTCCCCCAACGCCCTCCCGGTCTGAAACCGACCAAGGAAAAGCGCGGGAGGGGTTGGGAGAGTTATTTGGCGAAGGGAAGCATCGCCTTGTATTTGTTAAGTCGCGCAGTCATGCGCTTGAGTTTAACCAATCCGTCTGGAGTTGCGTTGCTCCAATCGGCAGCGATGGCGCGTGAAAGCTGCCAGATTTGAAATTTGATTTCTTTTTGCGATGTGTTCATTTGTTTTGGTCGGTTGGCGCGTTGCGTCGTGCAACTGAGGAGAACTTACGGAACGCCCTCCCCGGTTGCAAGGAAAACTTTCATTATTTTTTAGGGGGCGGGAAAGGCTTGTTTCACCGGTATTCCGGCCTCAAGGCGTAGCATAATCGCCAGCATCTCGGCGGCGGAATGCACGACATGAACTTGCCCTTGCCATGATGCGTGAAAGGCAACTTGCGGCTCGGTTAGCTTGCGGTCACTCGGCCTAACATCCGGGTTCTTGACCTCAAAAAGGTAGTTCTTGCCCCGCCATCCCACCACAAGATCCGGGAACCCCTCGCCGCATGCGGAGGCGTCGAAAACGCTGGCATCCGGCATTGCGGCTTTGAAGGCGTGGATTGCCTCTAGCTGGTTCTTGTCAACTCTGGCGGCGTATTTCATGGCGACTCCTCCCGCTGTTTGATGTCGGCAAACATGGCGTCGATTGTTTCTCGCAAGATTGGCCATACTTCCGGCTCGATTTGCATATCATTGGTTGGCCCCTGAGATTCGGACTTTACAGACACAAACTCGCCAGCCGCCTCGTCTTCGATTGATGCGTGATACCCGTGTTCGCTGAAAAGCGACTCGCCCTCGGGAATGATGGAGACGCGGGTGATTCTGGATTCGTATTTCATCGAACGCCCTCCTCATTCCAAAGCCGGATATTGAGGGACTTAGCGGCAGCGGTTAGAGCTTCGTCTTCGGTTGCGCCCTTGCCGATAACGGTCATGCCATGCCTTGCGGCGTAGCGGTTGCTGTTTTCTTCGGTGACTGGCTCAACGGTTAGATGGTGGCGTTGCATCCACCGCAAGCGCGGGGAAGGGGTTTCGGGGATGTCGAATAGGTTCATGGTTTGTCTAAGTGTGGGAATATGATTAGAAACTCTTCGGCTAGGATGTCGCTGGCGAGTTCTTCCAGCCTGTCGCAGAATTTGAGAATCCCGGCTTGGAGCTTCTCGGTGTATTCGTCGCGATCAACAACAACCAGCATGTTTTCGATGTGCGGGTTGTCGGCATAGGCGAGGAAGTAGCACTTATCTGCGCCCGTGACGATCATCTCTCCATGACATTGCGCTTTGTGGTCCAACGGCAACCCGCCTTCAATCCGCCATTTAAGGAACGTGTGAAGCGCGGGGCACTTGATTTCGACGGGGCATCCGTCGTCGGCAATGGCATCCGGGCTTGCCCCGTATCGCCCGCAGTCGGATAGGAAAAACCCGCAGTCTCGCGCATTGAGTCCATGCCGGAAGTTGAGCCATGACAACGCCTGTTTCTCTAGGTAGTTCCCGCGCTCGGTGTCGGGGCTGCCCTTAAAGTCTGCCAACCACCCGCAAGCGGCGGCGATGAGTTCTGCGGCGTAACTATCCGACGCCTTGGAATACTCGCCTTTTGCTGGCGTGACGATCCGGCCAAACTCGCTGGCGGTCGGCCTGCCCTTGCGGTATCCCCACCATTCCGGCGAGCCTTGCACGCATTGGATTTCGCGGCTCATTTCAACTTGTCGTTGAGGGTTTTAATCACCTTGCGGAAGGCGTCGGCAGGGATGTCGGCCAGCGTCTCGACTTGGAGCCATTGCAGCATTTTATCCTTCGTGTCGGTCGCGGGGATTTGTGCAAGCAAGCCCTCAATTTCGGCAATCTGAGCGGCGGTGATGTTCGGTGTTCCGGCAGATCCCCCGTTGTCGTCATGGTCGGAAACGATTAGGTTGAGCGCGGCGGTTAGAGCGTAGCGTTTCGCGTAGCTGATTGCGCTGCCCATCTTTTGCGTGTCGTTGGCCCGCATCGCGGAATCCACGGGAACGGTCACAGATCGGTTGAACGCCCCGCCGTCCTTGTGCATCACATGGCAGACGGCGGTTAGCTTCCCCGGTTCCGGTGTCTGGGTGTCGAATGAAACCGACAAGCCGTTAGACGCTAGGGATTCACGGATTC